GACGTGGACCGTGCCCGTAACTCCGGCCGTGACGTCGGCGAGGTCGCTGCGGGCGACGAGCTGGTGCTGTTCTTCGACGGGTCGAAGTCCGACGACGCGACCGGGCTGATCGGCTGTCGCATCTCGGACGGCCACCTGATCCAGCTGGGCGTGTGGCAGCGGCCGCCCGTTGGCCGGGACGGCCACGACGGCTGGATCGTCAACCGGCACGAGGTGGACCAGCACGTCCGGCAGGTGTTCGAGCTGCACGACGTACTGGGCTTCTGGGCAGACCCGTCCCATGCGCTCGATGACGTCGACGGCGAGGGCTTCTGGGATGCGATCCTGGACGGTTGGCACCGCGACTTTGGTGAGCAGATCGACCGTGACCTGTGGGCCGTCAAGTCCGGTGACGGCGCCCATGCAGTCATGTGGGACATGTCCTCGGAACGTCGGGTCAAGCAGTTCACCCGCGCGGCCGGCCGGATGCTCGACGACCTCGAGTCCGGCAACGTCACCCTCGACGGGTCGGCGGCGCTGCGCCAGCACCTGAAGAACGCGCGGCGGGCCCCGAACAAGTGGGGCGTGTCGATCCGTAAGAAGCACCGCGAGTCCGCCGCGAAGGTCGACCTGGCCGTCTGTGCGATCGGTGCGCGGATGCTCCGCAACATCGTCCTGAACCAGAAGTCGCAGCGGCGACGCAAGCGACCCGGAAAGGCGTGGTAGTGGCCGACGAGACCTCCGAGCCCCTCTCGCCGGCCGAAGCTGTCAAGGTCGTCAAGGATCTGCTGCCCAGGTGGCGTGAGGAACGTGAGCGGGTCGAGCGGGCCGACAAGTGGTACCGGGGCCACCACGACCGGCCATCGATGCCGCGGCAGAAGACTTCGCGTGAGTACCTCGAGCTCGCCGACCGGACACCCACCCCGTGGCTGAGCCTTGTCGTGACCGCTGTCGCCCAGGCGCTCTACGTCGAGGGCTACCGGTCCCCGTCCACTGACGCGGAGGCGGGCAACGAACCGGCTTGGGAGTGCTGGCAGGCCAACGGCATGGATGCCCGCCAGATTCAGATCCACCGGGCTGCGCTGGCTCACGGGCTGTCGTACGCGATCGTGGGTCCGGGCGAGATCCCGCAGACCGGCGAGAAGATGCCGCGGGTCCGTGGCATGTCGGCCCGCAAGATGCTGGCCGTCTACGAGGACCCCGTCGAGGACGAGTGGCCCGTCTACGCGCTCCGTGGCGACAACATCGGCGCCGACGGCGACCCGACCGTCGTCAAGCTCTACGATGCGTCGGCCGTCTACTCGCTGCGTCGCCGTGAGGGCCAATCGTTGGCGATCGACGGCCCGGTCGGCGTCGAGAAGCACGGCGCCGGCGTGACACCGGTGGTCCGCTACGCCAACATGCTCGACTTGGATGGCCGCGCCTCCGGCGAGGTCGAGCCCCACATCTGGATGGCCGCCCGGATCGACCAGGACACCTTCGACAGGCTCGTCGTCCAACGGTTCGGCGCCTGGCTGGTCCGTTACGGGACTGGGCTGGTCGAGCCCGAGACCGACGCCGAGAAGCGTGCGGCGAAGCTGCGCCTGTCGGTCGAGGACTTCCTGGTCTCGGATTCGACCGACACGAAGTTCGGGACGCTGCCGGCCACGCCACTCGACGGGTTCATCAAGGCCCGCGAGGCGGACATCCGCGACCTCGCCGCCGCGTCGCAGACGACCGTTCATCACCTGACCGGCGAGATGGTCAACCTGTCGGCGGAGGCGCTGGCGGCCGCTGAGGCTCAGCACAACCGCAAGGTCACCGAGCGTAAGCACACGTTCGGGGAGTCGCACGAGCAGCTGCTGAGGATCTGCGAGCACCTGCGCGGCAACGCCGACGGTGCGGCCGACTTCAAGTCACAGGTCCGCTGGGCCGACATCGAATCGAGGTCGCTGGCGCAGGCCGCTGACGCGCTGGGGAAGATGGCCACGATGCTCAACGTGCCGGTCGAGCTGCTCTGGGAGAAGATCCCCGGCTGGACCGACCAGGACGTCAAACGGGCACGCGAGCTGTTCCAGGACGCCGACGCCATCGGCGCGATGCTTTCGGACTTCCTCGCCAACGATCCTGCTGGGGCCGCCGCCTGACATGGCGGCCACCGACCTCGGACGGCGGCTCACCGGCCAGCACAGGGCCGCGCAGGGCCGCCTCGGCGCCGCTGCGCTGCTACAGGCCCGCCGCATGTGGCGGCTGCTCAACCTCGCCGGGATCGCCGAGACCGCCCAACCGTGGGTCGACGCGAACCTGCTGCTGATCGAGCGGCAGCACCGCGCGTCGGTCGCGCTCTCCCGCGCCTACCTGACCTCGTTCCGGCTCGCCGAGGCCGGCGCCCAACCCGCCGCGGGGACCATCCCCGCCGCCACGTTCAACAGGGCCGCCGCCGCGACGTCGCTGTACGCCACCGGACCCGGCAGCTACCTCAGCCAGCTCAAGGCCGGCCGCTCAGACACCGACGCGGCACGCCGGGCCCTGAACGCGGTCGCCGGCGCCGCCGCACGGCATGTCCTCGCAGGTGGTCGCGACACGCTCACTCAGGCGGTCGCGGCCGACAGCAGGGCGCTCGGGTGGGCACGGGCCACATCGGGCGGCCCGTGCGCGTTCTGCGCGATGCTCGCCTCACGGGGCCCTGACTTCGGCTCCGAGGCGTCCGCCGGGTTCCAGGCCCACGACTCGTGCGCCTGCCAGCCCGAGCCTGTCTACCGCAGCGACGCCGCATGGCCTTCTGGGGCGCAGCAGTTCCGGCAGGTCTGGGACGAATCCACCCGCGACGCCGGCGACCTCGACCCGGCCGTCGCATTCCGGCGCGCCTACGAGGGACGAACCTGATGACACCTGCCGAGGCCCCGGACACCGTCCAGGTCGGCCCGCATCGGATCACCGTCAAGATCGACGAGGCGGCCCACAACGCCTCCCAGGCCGCCGAGGGACAGCACCTGTTTGGCCGCTACGACCCGGCCACCAACGTCGTCACGATCGCACCGGGACTCCAAGCCGACGCCGAGGCCGACACGCTGCTGCACGAGCTGCTGCACGCCATCATCGCCGCCACCGGCCTGACCGCTGTCGACGGCCCGCTCGAGGAGTCGAGCGCATCCGAGGCGGTGATCGCCGCTCTGACGCCGGCGATGATCGACCTGCTGCGCCGCAACCGCGCGCTCGTCGAGTACCTGCTCGGCTGAGAGAAATCCACGAAAGCCGACCCGCGCCCGCGGGAGGACACAACGCCCCAGGAGGGCCACATGGACACCATGCGCCAGGAGCGCACCGTCATCGACGACAGCCTCGACATCCGCTGGATCGGTGGGCTGCCGTTCGTCGCCGACCCCGACCGTGGCCGCCTCGTCGCGGTCCCCGCGGGCGCAGCCGACGACGACGAGGACGACGATGACAAGGACGGCGACGACGACTTCGACGCCGCCCGTGCCAAGGCCAAGATCCGCAAGGCCAACAAGGAAGCGGCCAGCCTCCGCCGCCGCCTCAAGGAGACCGAGGCCAAGCTGGAGGGACTTGAAGACGCCGACGCGAGCGAGCTCGAAAGAGCGAACAAGAAGGTCGCCGAGGCCGAGAAGAAGGCCCAGGAGGCCGAGGCCCGCGTGTTGCGGCTCGAAGTCGCAGCCGAAAAGGGTCTGACCGCCGCCCAGGCCAAGCGCCTCGACGGGGAAACCCGCGAGGAGCTCGAGGCCGACGCCGACGAGCTGGTCGAGATGTTCAAGCCGACCGGCGAGGAAGAAGAAGACGAGGAGGGCGACGACAAGGGCCGCAAGCCCAACGGCGCCCCACCACCCCGCAAGCCTGCCGACCAGCTCAAGGGCGGCGGGACAGGCGGAGACGAACCCGTCGAAGAGACGGACCCACTCAAGCTCGCGGAATCCGTTCCGCGGATCTAAGCCCCCGGAGGGCTGCACCCACCCGCAACCCACCAGGAGAACGCCATCATGGCATCCACCTATCTCAAGCCGTCCGTCATCGCACGGATGGCCGTCGGCCTGCTGTACCGGGAGCTGTCCATCGCCCGGACCATCTGGACCGACGCCACCCTGCCCGCCGAGTTCAAGGGCGCGCTCGACGACACGGTCAACGTCCGTGTCCCGACCCGGCGCGCCTTCAAGACCCGGACACTGCGGGCCGGCACCCCCATCTCGTCCGAGGATTCGGTCGAGTTCAAGGTTCCGGTGAAGCTGACGACTGACGTCTACGACTCCGTGCCGATCACCGACGAGGAGCTCACGCTCGACATCGTCAACTTCGCCACCCAGGTCCTCAACCCGCAGGTGACAACCGTCGCCGAGGGCATCGAGGACCAGGTTGCCGCGGCCATCACGGGTGCGACCTACGCCAACGCGGTCGTCGACATCGACGAGTCGTCCCCCTACGACACGCTCGTCGACGTCAACAAGATCCTCAACGACAAGAACGTCGGCAAGGCCAACCGGTTCCTGCTGGTCGGCTCTGGCGTCGAGGCGTTGATGCTCAAGGACGAGAAGTTCATCAACGCCGACAACCGCGGCTCCGAGGCTGCCCGCACCGCCTTCGAGGAGGCCGAGATCGGGCGGATCGCCAAGTTCCGGGTGTTCGGGTCCAACGCGATCCCCGAGGACGAGGCGTACGCCTACCACCGGACCGCATACGCCGCGGCCGTGGTCGCCCCCGAGGTCCCGCGTGGCGCCACGATGGGCCAGCGCATCTCCGGTGCCGAGGCGCAACAGCCCGGCGGGATCGGCTCGTTCCAGGGTGTCGGTGCCCGGTGGCTGATGGACTACGACTACGTGAACACGACCGACCGTTCACTGGTCAACGCCTGGGTCGGAACCGCGGCCGTCGAAGACCCCGACGACCCGACCGACGCCGAGTCCGACAGCTCGCTGATCCGGGCCGTCAAGCTGAGCCTGTCCGGCTCCTGACGGTCGCCCGGGTGGCCCGGTCTCTGCCCTGCGGCCGGGCCACCCGCCCATCCTCATCGAAGGACGCCTCATGGCCTGGATCGCGCCTGCCGACGTCACGGCCGTCTACCCCTCTGACGCCCCGACAAAGGGCTTCCTCGACCACCTGCAGACGCTCGCCGAAATCGAGGTCGGCACCCAGGAAGCGCCCATCAAGGCGTGCCTCAAGGCCCTCCTGGTCGACATCTCGCACCGGCTGGCCCCCACGATCGACGACGACGATCCCAACGTCACCCAGACCTCGCTCGGGTCGTGGTCCCAGTCCCGCAAAGGCGGCCTGGGCCTGACCGACCGCGAGATCGCCAAGCTCAAGAAGTGCGCCGGCCTCTCCAGCCTGCACGTCCAGCCCACCACCCGTTCCGCCGGCGGGCTCGAAACCCACGGTCGGCTCGGCCGGGACCCGGCCGACACCGTGTTCGTCGATGACGCTTCCGGTGGCGACCCCATCCCGTGGGAGACCGCACCGGTCGAGTGACAACTTCGCCCAGGAGGCGAACGTGATCCCCAAGATCATCCACCGGATCTGGGCCGGCCCCGACCCGATCCCGTATCGGTACCGGGCCCACGCGCAGACGTGGCAGCAGCACCATCCGGACTGGGAACACCGCCTGTGGACCGAAGCTGATCTCGACGGTCTCGGCATGGTCAACCGCGGGCTGTACGACGCAGCCGAGGTCGAAGCCCCCGACGACTGGCTCCGGTGGCGTGCTGACGTCGCACGGCTCGAGGTCCTCAACCGGTTCGGCGGCGTCTACGTCGACACCGACACCGAGTGCTTGAGGCCGCTCGACCCTCTGCTCGAGTGGGCCTGCTGGTTCGCCGAGTCGCCCAACGCTCCGGGCCATGCCACACAGGCGGTGTGCGGCTCGGAGCCGGCCCATCCGTTTCTTGGCCGTCTGCTCGAGGTCATGGCCGGGTCCGCCAAGCACCATGCCGGCGAGCGGATCAACCATCGGGTCGGCTCCCGGTTCGTCGACCGCGCCTACCAGACGTGGCCCGGCGGCGACGTGGAGATGCTGCCGTGGCGGTGGTTTGCCGGCCAGTCCTTCCGCGATCGTGACGCCGGCCTCGACCCGGACCTGACGCAGGCGTTCTGCTGGCACCACTACGACAACTCCCGGCAGCGTCAGGCCA